TGAAGGGAGAAAGCTGATCAACACTATTGTTCATTCTCATCAGTTACGTCGCAACGTCCGCCAGACAGCCGAAGAGTGGCAGTCGGTCCCGGGCTCTGACGGCTACTATAGCGTCAGCAGTCTGGGCCGAGTTCGAAGTGAACCCATCGTAACGAGTACAGTCGGCCGGCAGCGTGGGCGCATTCTGAAGTGCTACCCTGACACGAAGGGATACCCGCAGTTCGCGATGTGCGTACCCGGCAAAGGCAGGATTCGGATGAAAGTCCATCGAGCCGTGGCACTGGCATTCCTGGGCCCTCGCCCAGCCAGAGCCCAGATCAATCACATCTCTGGTGAGAAGACGGATAACTCGGTGAGGAACCTCGAGTACATCTCGTGTCGTCAGAATGTGCGCCACGCCTGGGACAACGGGCTGCGAACAGCAGACCAGGTTGCTGGTGAGAAGCATCCCCGGTCGAAGTTGACGGAAGCGCAAGTTCGCGAGATACGGTCGGCTGAAGGGAAGGCGACGGCCACCGAACTTGCCGAGCGCTTCGGCGTTACGGTCCAGAATATCATCCAGATTCTCAAACGAAGGACGTGGAAACACGTCGCCTGAAAGGAGCCTCACATATGGCAACTGCAACGTTTGTTCATGACGGCGGCGCAATCGACTACACGCCCGGTGCTGACGTATCTGCCGGCAACGTGGTCGTGCAGGGCGACCTGGTCACCGTCGCCAAGCTCGACATCGCCGCGAACACGCTGGGCGCCCTGCACGCGACAGGAGTCTTCGACTTCCCGAAGACGGCCGGCGTCGGCGAGGGCATCACCGCCGGCTCGAAGGTCTATTGGGACGTCGCCGATGGCGTCGCCAAGACCGATGACGAAACCGGCGCCAACAAGTACATCGGCAAAACGGTCAAGGCCGCGGGCGACGACGACACGACCGTCCGCGTGAGGCTTGAGCAGTGAGTGATCTGCTTCGAGCCGGCTCAGCTTGGCTGGAGCAGATGCGGGCGACGCACTGCTCCAGTCCGGTCACCTACAGGCGCGACGAATTGGCGCTGGAGATCAACGCGACGTTCGGCAGGACGGACTACGAAGTCGCCACCGAAGGCGGCCTGAACGTCGGCGCACACGCCTGGGACTTCCTTATCCTGGCGGACGACCTCGGCTTCGAACCCGAGCCGGGCGACATCATCGAGGCCGACGGCCGCCGCTACGAAGTGATGGCATTGGGCGACGATACGAAAGGTTGGCGATGGAGCGATCCCTACCGCATAACGTTCAGGGTTCACACGAAGGAGATCGGGGCAGCGTGAGCGAGTGCAACCAATTTGATCAGTGCGAGAAGCACTTCGAGGCGATCCACCGCAAGCTGGATCAGCTCGATGAGGCCGTTCGCGGGAACGGCAAACCGGGCATCCTGATTCGCCTCGACCGCCTCGAAGCCGCCGAACGCTCGCGTAGTCGCCTCATCTGGCTGATCGTCGGCTGCGCCGTCACGCTTGCCGTCAACGCCGTATGGAAGCATCTGGTAGGAGTCTGACATGTCTGAAGCGATTCGCATTGCAGACGCAGTGGTGGCCGAGCTCGCCGCCGCACCGCCGGGCACGTTCGACGAGGCCTTCACGCCTGAGCGCCGCGTGCTGCCGGCGTTCGAACTGTCCGAGCTGGCCGGGCTGCATGTGACCGTCGTGCCCCGCGCCGTCGAGATCACCACCGTCACCCGCAGCGGCAGCCAGTACGACGTGCAGGTCGACATCGGTATCCAGAAGAAGATGGGCAAGGACCTCGATGGGGAGATCGAACCGCTGATGGGGCTCGTCGAGCAGATTGCAGTCTACCTGCGGCTCAACCCGCTGGAAACCGCGATGGACGCCCGGTGGCTGCAATGCGCCAATGAGCCGATCTACGCCGCCGACCACCTGGCCGAGAAGCGGCTGTTCACCAGCGTCCTGACGCTGACGTACCGTGTGATGAAATAGAAGGATGGTCTATGACGAATCCGATCATGCGCAAGATCACCGTTACCGCCGATTGGCAACCGCTGTCGGACGTGTCGCTCGTACTGAGCGAATGTGAAGTGAACTGCGCGATTGACAACTCCGGCAATGTACTGTTCCGCACGACCGGCGAGACCGGCATCGAAGTTCCGTGGGAGCCGAGCGAGTATCATCGGTTCCGTTCGCTCGACCTGGCGACCATCGAGGTCAAGGGCACGGCGGACGACATCGTCACAATAGTCGGGCAGGCGGGAGGCGTGTGATGGCATTCCGCAAACAGCAGGATATTATCATCGAACAACTGATCGGCCTGCCGCAGACCGGCCAGACTACGCAATACAGCATGGGCGACGACGGAGACTTCCGAGCGGGCTACGTCCCGGACGGGGATCGCTTCGTCGACAACGCCGATGGCACCATCAGCGACAACGCGACCGGGCTGATGTGGGTCAAGGACATGAAGAGGATCGGTCCGACACCCACGACTCCACGTGGCTGCTGGGTGATGCCAAGAGATTATGCGGTTGGCGATCTGGTGCAAACGGGCCTTGCATCAGCGAGTTCGCCGAATGCTGTTATGACTCGATATGGTTTGTGGAACAGTGTTACAACGCACTATACGGATGATCTTGTCTATACGGCTGCGTACACCGCACCAGCGAATTCGGATGAGACATGGGACGGCAAGGCGATGTATTTCTGGCTGGCCTTGCAGAACAGCACGAACAAGAACCCGGACACAGAGTCGGACTATTGGCGGCCGGTGAAGGTGTATGTCTGCATCCAAGCTCATAACTCGGCCACCGTCACGCTTGGCGATCCTGAGCACTGGGCGCGCGTTCGCTACATCGGTGCCGTGCCATCAGAAACGATTTCTGAAGTCATTGAGCGGCCCGTGATCTGGACGATGGCCGCCGGCCCTGGAGCGCTTGAGACTGCCGGCGATCTCAATGCCTTGTCGATGTATGGCTACGACGACTGGCGCCTGCCCAACTTCCTGGAGATGACCAGCCTCATCGACTACGAAACCGGCAAGATTTTCGATGCCTTCGAGAACCAGGTGACAACAACTTACGGCCAGACATGGACCAGCACATCGACCTGGTCGCTCGACGCACTTCGCGTTTATATGGACGAGTACGGGCGTTCTTATCCAATCGCGAAAGCGACAGCTTTGGCCTATGTCCGGCTGTGTCGCGGGGGGACACTGAATAATGAGTGATGTGAAGAAGACCATCGATGACGCTATTCAGTTCGGCCGCTGTTCGACTGTCTCCAAGGAGTGTATAGCGACATCAGCGGGTGTAAGACTTGCAGGTCCCGGCGACTCGACACCGAGCTATTGCGGCCGCGAACGATTGGCTCGAATGCTCGATTCGTACGAAGCGGACATCGCAACGGCGACCGAGTTGCGAAATCGGCTCAAGGCGATGATTGACGCAGTGGATGCCGAAGCGGCGAAGGTTGTTCAGGAAATCGGCAGATGATCAAGCTTCAGCCTGGCAGATTCTTCTTCGATTCCAGGCACGTGATGAATCGCGTGGACAAGGCAACACGCAGCGTTTTGTCGAAATTCGGCGCCTACGTTCGGCGGACGGCCCGGCGCAGTATCCGCAAACGCAAGCGGCGCAGCCGTCCCGGCAAGCCGCCCAGTAGTCACAGCGGGCTGCTGAAGCGCTTCATCTTCTTCGGCTACGATCCGGACAAGCAGTCAGTCGTTATCGGGCCGGAGAAGCTCGGCAAGGGCGAGGCGCCGCCGGCACTGGAGTACGGCGGCACGTCGACAGTCGAAGAAGACGACGAAAAGAAGCAGGTCCGCATCAAGGCCCGGCCATTCATGGGGCCTGCTTACGAAAAGGAACTTCCGGGGTTGCCGCAGATGTGGCGGGACTCGGTTCGCTGACACAAGGAGACATCACCAATGTCGCAGACCTTCCTGTTGGGCATGAACGCCAAGATTTACCAAGGCACCGCCGGCGAGTCCCTGCAGAACCTCAGCGAGGTCGACAACGTGAAAGACGTGTCGCTCAACCTCGAAGCCGGCGAGGCGGACGTTACCACGCGGGGCAACTCCGGCTGGCGGGCTACTGCCCCCACCCTTCGCGAGTGCACCGCCGAGTTCGAGATGCTGTGGAAGCCCGGCGACACCGCATTCGAGGCGATCAAGACCGCCTTCCTCACTGCGGGCACGCTTCGCCTGGCGGTGCTGACCGGCGCCAAGAGCGCCGACGGCATTGAACCGGTCACCGGCAGCGAGGGTCCGATGGGCGATTTCTCTATTACCAACTTCAGCCGCAATGAGCCGCTTGAAGAGGGCGTGACCGTGAGTGTGACGGCCAAGCTGGCCGTGTTCGACGAGTGGATCACCGATGGCCTCGAAGCCGCGTAAGGAGGTTTGATGAAGACATTCAACGATGCAGCCGGCCGCACCTGGACCATCTCGCTTACCCTTGGCACCGCAGCCCGTGTGAAGGACGCGCTCGGCCTCGATCTGCTCCAGCCGGAGTCAGGCGACCCGCCGCTCCTCACTCGCCTGGGCACCGACGAGTTGCTACTCGGCGAAGTGATCTGCTGTCTGCTCGCCGGCCAGTTCGAAACGCACAAGGTCACCGAGCAAGAGGTGCGGGACGCCTTCGACGGCAACACGCTGCTGGCCGCGCAGAAGGCGTTCTACGAGGAGCTGATCGATTTTTTCCGCGGGCGGGGTCGGGCCGATCGGGCAAAGGCGGTCGCGGCCCAGGCGAGGGTGATCGAGGCGGCGGTCAAGGCGGTGGAAGCCAGGATCGACGCTCTGGACGTCGACGAGGCGATTGCTGGCGCGATGTCTGGACAATCGCCGGTGCCGTCGGCGTCGATCCCCGGCCGCTCACCCTGAGGCAGCTCCTGTGGATGGCCGAAGGCCACGGCCGCGAGTCGTGGGCGCATACCTCCCTGATCGCCGCGCTGCTGGCCAACGCCCATCGCGATCCGAAAAAGGGCCGTCCCTTCCGGGCGGACGACTTCAATCCCTACGGACGCGAAACGTCAGGAAACGTTATCGAAGTGACGAGAGACAGCATCGGTCTTCTCCGGCAGGCCTTCAGCCGGTTCAAATAGCTGAGGCCACAGACGAAAGGATGCATTATGTTCGAAGTGATTGGCAACGCCATCTCCACCTTCCTCAACTCGGGCGTCGGCTTCGCGGTGATCTGGATGATCGCGGCCGCCGTGGTCTTCCTGCTGATCAACAAGGCCAGCCCATTTCACGAGGCGTGGAAGAAGTATGAGGGCACGATCATCACCGCCATCAAGGTCGCCGAAAAGGCCGTGGCCGACGACACGCCCGACGCCGGGCTGCGGCGGCTCGACGAAGCGATGAAGTTCGTGCTGAACAGCTACGCCGAACAGCACGACGGCACCCAGCCGTCGGCGTCGCTTGCCCGCGAGTTGAAGGAGGGCGTGCAGATCAAGCACGCCGAACTCGAACGCACCGGCGCCCTCACGTCGGCCTGACCCCATATATATATGTATAGGAGATTCCGATGAAATGGCTGGTTACGCTCATCGTCGCCGTGCTCCAGGCCCTTCTGCCGTGGCTGGCTCGCAAGAGCCGGTCCACGGCGGAAGACGGCGACCCTGATCGCGAGACGCGCAAGAAACTGCGGAAGAAGGTCCGCGAATTCTGGCTGATCATCGTCTTCCTGGTCTTTCTGCCGGCAACCGCCAGTTGCTATCGCACAGTGTACGTCCCTGCCGGAGCCCCAGTCCGCTTGCGTGAGACGCTCAAGAACGTCAAGGTATGGGTGAAGGACGCGAATGGCGAAGTGATCGCGGGGAAGATGGATTTACCGGAAGGCTGGTATGCACTCAGCGTAGACACCGAGGACGACAATGCCGAGTAACCAGGCAATCAGAGCAGGGCGCGCGTTCGTCGAACTCTTTGCGGACGACTCCAAGCTCGTACGTGGTCTCCGCCGCGCTCAGCGCAAGCTGAAGCGTTTCGGCAGCAACGTGCGCGCTCTCGGTCTCAAGATGGCCGGCATCGGTTCGGCCGTCCTCGCACCGCTCGCGGCATCGGCGAAGGTCTTCAGCGGCTACGGTGACCAGGTCGCGAAGATGGCCAAGCGGACGGGCCTCTCGGTCGAAGCGCTCAGCGAGTTGCAGTTCGTGGCCTCGCAGACGGGCACGGACATCGGCAGCCTGGAGGTCGGCCTCCGCCGGATGCAGCGCAGTATCTACGATGCGGGGCGCGGTCTGTCCACAGCCACCGATGCGCTCAACGATCTCGGTCTCAGCTTCAGGGACCTCGACGGCCTCGCGCCCGAGGAGCAGTTCAAGCTCCTGGCTGATCGCATCTCGCAGGTGCAAGACCCCAGCCGCAAGGCGGCCATCGCGATGCAGTTGTTCGGCCGCCAGGGCACGCAACTCCTGCCGATGTTCGCGAACGGAGCCAAGGGAATCCGCGCGCTGCAGGAAGAGGCGAAACGACTCGGGCTGACGATGAGTTCCGACGATGCAGCCGCAGCCGAGGTCTTCACCGACACGCTCGATAAGCTGTGGAAAGTCGTCAAGATGGGCACGTTCCGCATCGGCGCTGCGTTGGCACCGACCTTGCAGCAGCTGGCTGTAACGATCACCGACGTGATCGTGAAAGTTGGCGATTGGATCAGCCAGAACCGGGGCATCGTCGTCAGCGTCGCCAAGCTCGCGGCGGGCCTCGTGGCCGGTGGCCTCGCGCTCGCGGCACTGGGCACGGTCATCAGCGCCTTTGCCGGCGCCCTCGGCGGCTTGATCACGGTCATTACGACGGTGTCGAGTGTCTTCGGCATCCTGGCAAGCGTGATCGGCTTCCTGGTCTCGCCCATCGGCCTCGTGATCACGGCCATCGCCGCCCTGGGCGCATACATTATATATGCCACGGGCGCCGGCGCCAAGGCCCTCGCCTGGCTCGGCGAGAAGTTCAACGTGCTCAAGGGCGACGCGCTCGGCGCCTACCAGGGCATCGCCGACGCCCTCGCCGCCGGCGACATCGGGGCCGCCGCCAAGATCCTCTGGCTCACGCTGAAGATGGAATGGACGCGCGGCGTCAACTTCCTGGAGAAGGCGTGGCTGGGCTTCCGCAACTTCTTCCTCAAGATCGGCTACGACGCCTGGCACGGCATGCTCGCGCTTGTCGAGCAGGTGTGGCACGCCATCGAATCGGGCTGGATGGAGACCACGGCGTTCTTCACCGGCATCTGGAGCAAGGTGCTCGGTTCGTTCGCGAAGCTCTGGCAGAGCATGGTCGCCATCGTCAAGAAGGCCTGGAACTGGATCAAGGGCGTGCTGGGCATCTCCAGCGGGGAGAGTGTCGACCGCGTCAACCAGGAGATCGAGAAGGCGCGTCA